CAGGGCTTTTCCGCTATAACGGAAATAATAAATCCCAGCCCGTTATATCCAGACAGGTTTGACCCCTCCCCCCCCTTTTTTCTGGGCTCGCCCCATTTATACATTACTGACCCTCGCAAATTTTGTAAAATATCGACCCCCCTCGTACCCCCACGCCTCCGTATTAGAATAGCCTCAAATCCGACCGCAGTATGTTTTAAGTATCCCGATCGGGAAACAACAGATCACCCGATCCCCCCAACCTCATCACCCCACTCACCAGCTCCACCGTTTTATACCGATTGACAAAAGGAGAAAACTCCTCTATATATAGGGGTAACGAAGGGATATTTTTATGGGAGCTTCACTGACATGGCGGAGATAAAAAGGGTTACGGTTAAGCACGAAGCGATCATGGACTTTATGATGATGAATCCGACCGAGCCGCTTGGTAAGGTAGCCATGCATTTTGGGGTGAGTCAACCCTGGCTGTCAACCATTATACATAGTGATGCGTTTCAGAACCAGCTTAAGGAAAAGAGTGCGGAGTTTTATACCTCAACCGTTATGCCGTTGAGGGAACAGTTAATGGGGGTAGCTCGGGTCGGTGTTGAGAAACTAGGTCAAGCCTTAGAAAATGCGTCGCCTAGCTCGGATAAAGAATTCATTTCGAGTGCGTCGGATCTTATACTTAAGAACCTGGGGTTCGCGCCTAAGAGCACCCCCAACCTACCAACGACACAGAACGTACAGAATAATATAATGGTGGTTGATAAGACTGCTTTAGAGGCTGCTAGGGATCGGATGCGTGGCTTAACCGACGAGACACTCAAAGGGGAAACACTTGAGCTCACACAGACCATTACCGCCGAAGCGGTTCAAACCAGTGGGGCCGATCGAGAGGGTTAGGTTAAGTTTAACTCCGCCGCCATTTATAAGCAACAAGCGTAGGTACGGTAGACGCGCTGAGGGGATACGGTATGAAGGAAAGGTTCATGGGTATCTGGACGGGCTGCATGAAGGGTGTTATGTATCCTCCCCTTGGTTTGTTTTTACGGAGGTTGGGGTTGAGCGTGAGCGCTGGTGCCAACCGGATGCGTTACTTTTCGATATCCCCAACGGCAGGATTACTATTGTTGAGTGTAAGTTGCAGCATACTGCTGATGCTTGGTGGCAGTTGAAGTGGTTGTATTTACCGGTTATCTCAAGAGCCTTCCCAAACGATAAATGGGAATATGCGCTGTGTGAGGTTGTGAAGTGGTTTGACCCTGCGGTTGCGTTTCCGGAGAAGGTTAAGCTTAGGAAGAACGTGAAGGATACTGTTCCTGGGGAACTAGGAGTTCATATATGGAAACCTTAGGAGGATACTATGGCAGCAAAGAAGAAGAAAGCCGCTAAGAAGATTGGCGCAGGTTTAGGTTATATAGTCAAGAAGCGTACGCCTAGTCAGCAACGCTTGCACGAAGTGACTCGTAAGAAGAATAAGAAGTAGTGTCTGCTGCCGCCGCAGAAATCCCCCTTGAGGAGGTAGTTCAACTTGCCGCGATTGATGGGAACTTCTACGCGAGGACGTTCTTCCCGAAGGCGGCTAGGCAAGAATCTCCCGAATTCCATAAGGATATGGATCGGGTTTTGGAGAATCCAGATAATCGCTTCGTAGGGTTTGAGGTTTTTCGTGGTGGAGCTAAGACTACTAAAGTCAGACTCTTCGCCTCTAAACGGATCGCTTATGCGATTTCACATACGATTGTTATTATTGGTAAGAGCCAAGACCACGCGGTAAAGACGTTACTTTGGCTTAAGAATAACATCGAATACAACACACTTTGGACAAGCACCTTCGGGCTGAAGAAAGGCTCTAAGTGGTCAGATTCCGAGATCGAGATTATACATGGTACGGCTGGTTATCCTATACGGATTATTGCTTTGGGGATTACAGGGAGTGTTCGAGGGATCAACGTCGATGATAGACGACCGGATCTCATCATCCTTGACGATCCCTGTGATGAAGAGAATACCGCAACGCCGGAAGCACGGCAAAAGATGTCGGATCTCGTCTTCGGAGCCTTGGCGAAATCCTTGGCGCCTGCATCGGAAGCACCGGACGCGACGATGGTGCTCGCGCAAACAGTCCTAGTTAAAGGGGATTTGATCGACAGCGTGATGAATGATCCTCAATGGGCGACTGTTAGGTACAGTTGTTTTGATTCTAGAGGGGAAAGTGCTTGGCCAGAGCGGTGGACGACTGAGGAATTGCAGGCTGATAAAGATGCGCACGTACAACGGAATCAGTTATCTCTATGGCTTCGGGAAATGGAATGCGTTCTTGTTACGACTGAGAACTCCGCCTTCCTTGAGACGTGGTTGGAATACTGGGATACGTTACCTTTAGGTGGAGTAACCTACATGGGGATTGACCCAACACCTCCACCGAAGGATGGCAACGCCCTACGGCAGGTGAATGAGAAGCTCGATGATGCGGTTATAATGGTCATTCGCTTCTACATGGGAAAGGTTTATATATGCGAGTACTACGCGTGTAAGTCTCCTGATCCGGAGGAGTTCATTAATAAGATTTTTGAACTTGCGAAGATCTGGAATCCTATGATGATTGGGATAGAGACAGTCATGAACCAACGAACTTTGAAGTGGTTGTTCGATAGGGAAATGCTGAAGAGACGGCAGTACTATACAGTCGTTCCTGTTGAGGATAAGCGGAAGAAGGAAACTAGAATTATACAGACTATCACCAGCAACGCGAGTAATAGTGCACTGGTGATTAATAGAAATATGGGTGAGTTTACCCAACAATACTCGGTGTTTCAGGCACAAGCGACACGGCAACATGACGATTACCTGGACGCTTTAACTATAGCAATGGGCTTGATAAATCCTGGTTTAGAGGGTATTACCTATGATGGTGATTATACTGATATATCCAGTGACGATTTCATGCCTGAACTTGAAGATTGGAGAGGGGCTCCTTAGTGGCTAATTATCAACTGAAGTACGGAACTAATAAGCATAACCGGATTCGTGATGCGATTCGTGATCGACTCCAACATGCGGAGTTCGCGATCAGTAAACGATCTACCGAGAATTCGGATGCTGAAGATATATTCCTCGCGTATCAGAAAACTAGTGAGGCTGATACAAGGCGAAAAGCGAAGCGTTCTGAGGGTGAGCCCCAATATACTAATCTCGACATCCCGTATAGTTATGCGGTTTTGCTTAGCTGGCACACTTACATCACAACGGTTTTTTTATCGAGGGCACCTGTACTACAGTTCGCGGGTAGACATGGGGAGACTGAACACCAAATCCAGGCGGTCGAAGCTATCATGGATTATGAGACGCAGGTAGGGGGACATCTTGTTCCTTACTACATATGGTTTCTCGATGCAGGTAAATACGGCGTAGGCGTTATTGGGAATTACTGGGAAGAGGAAACTATACAAACGAGTGAGATCGTTGAAGAGCCTGTTACTTACATGGGTATGAATATTGGCGGGAAGACTAAGAAAGTCAAACGCACGCGCCAGACTAAAGGTTACGTAGGGAATAAACTTTTTAATGTTCGGCCTCAAGATTTCCTTTTTGATTCGAGGGTATCAGTTTCAAACTTCCAACAAGGGGAGTTCTGTGGAAGGTATGCTGATCTTGGTTGGAATAAGATCGTTATGCGGGAAGCTACGGGTCAGTATTATAATGTTGATGCGCTGAAGAAACATAAAATGAATCGGAAGTCTCGTCGTAGTGGTGTTACGGTTCGGGATACAGGTTCGGAACGTATGGAACTTCCTGATGCGATTACAGATGAAAATACAGTTGTTTGGGATACAATGGAGACTCCGGATTTTTCCGAATTAGTCGAAATGCATATTGAATTGATTCCGAATGACTGGGGGTTAGGAACTAGTAAGTATCCTGAGAAATGGGTCTTTACTTTAGCTGACGATGAGGTGATTGTTGAGAGTCAGCCGTATGATGCGTTGCATGGGAAATTTCCCTTTAGTGTTATCGAATATGACATGGAAGGGTATGGCTTGCAAAAGCGTGGTATGTTGGAGATCTTGCAGCCACTAAATAATACGATTGATTGGTTAGTTAACACGCATTTTTACAATGTCCGCTCGACGCTCAATGGCCAGTTTATTGCTGATCCATCACGTATTACTATTA